ATTATTATACACTAAATTGCCCGTTGGTTTATAATTATTGATAGGTGTATATTGCTTTTGTGCCTTCTGTAAATTGTTCTGTTTATCATTGAATAACTTTGAATTGGGATCATTGGAATCATTCTGGTTCTCGTCATCATTATTATCTATGATGTTTCCTTTTTCATCAACGATCTTGCCGGTTTTCTTTTTGATTTCGTTTCTTACATAGGAAGGTACCCAATTATTCCAGGATACAAATAGTGTGTTCGGATGCAAATAGCGGACATGGAATCCATTCTCTTCTAACTTTACGACTAAATGGGCAATACAGTCTCCACGATCATAGATCGGTTCTCCAAATATATATTCAGGGACTGTAAACCAAATATGTTTATCATTGGTCTTGGTTCGAGCGGTTACAGTGATACGTTTATGGACACGGTTTAAGATTTTGTTAAATATGGTCAGTTGTTTCAAATCGCGATGTTGTGCTTTTTCATATAATTCGTCGATATTGATCTTTCTAGTGCTTTCTTCATCGTCTGTAAATAAAAAACAAGACATAATGGATATTAATATATTCAAAGAAAAAACATAGAAGAAGATTACATAAATCACATAATGACAGATAATATAATAAAACATTTGGTACTATGTGGAGGAGGAGTATACGGCCTAACTTATTATGGCTTAGCCAGGGAAAGTAATAAGAAAAAAGTGTGGGATATTGAGAACATTAAAACCATTTATGCTACATCGATCGGGTCAGTTCTAGGAATAGTAATCGCTCTAAAATACGAATGGTCGGTTCTCGATGATTACTTTATAAAACGTCCTTGGCAAACTGTCTTCAAATATAATATTTATACTGTGATAGATAGCATAAAGAATCGTGGCATGTTTGATAAAAAGCATTTCGATGAATTAGTGGCACCTCTTTTCTTAGCCAAAGATATTCCCTTGGATATTACTATGAAGGATTTTTATGATCTAACGGGAATTGAAATACATGTTATCACTACGGAGTTGAATAACTTTTCATACTTAGATCTATCTTATAAAACACATCCCGATTGGAGATTACTCGATGCAGCATATTGCTCTTCATGTCTACCTATTTTGTTTGCACCTTTGAACATTGAGTCAAATTATTATTGTGATGGTGGTTTTTTTATTAATTATCCTATCGCGGACTGCATAAAGAACGGTGCGGATCCAAAAGAGATTCTAGGAATGAGACCATTTTATGATAATAATAACCCTTATCTTGTGAAACCGGATTCGAATATTTTTGAATATGCATTCGTCATTATCATGAAAATATTGGATAAGATTTCTTTGGATAAAGATATGCCGGAAATTGGCGTTGAATACGCTATTCCTTGTAATTCATTTACGATATATAGTATGATCGAGGCAATGACTACGATGGAGACGAGGATCAAATTCATTGATATAGGAGCGAATTTGATACTAAAAGAAGACGGCGAAAATGATAGCAATGGACCAATTGACAAAATAGACTTAATCGTTTAACATGGTTTGAACGAATGTGGTCAATGCACTATTACTGATTTTGGAGTCGAACTCGACCACTTGTTCATCCTTTAATAATTTAATCGTAGGATAAGACTCGATCTTATATTCATTAATTGCACGTGTCACGTCACTTGTCTCATTAGTGCAATCCATCTCTTTACATCTCACGACATAACCATTGATTTCCTGGCCATCGTTTTGTGATTTGAAGGCATTCCATTCAGGAAGGGCTTTTTTACAGTGGGGGCACCAATCGACATGGAAAAAGAAAACAGTCGCCTCCTTGTTACGGCGATTTACGTTCGCAACATCTTTAAATTTATTCTTATCATTTGAGTTATAACTGATATATGCATAATATCCTGCGACCAAAAAGATAATGATGATCACAAATGTAATGATAAAATAGTAATAGGGACGTATGTATTTGGTTAACACATCAACAATATTGGCCATTCGTTTGAATATAATATATGAGAATACAATTTCAAGCGGATTTGTACTAAATGATTTACTATTTAGTATAATTTATTTTATCCGGAAAGTATAAACAGAGAACCATTAACCCATGAAACACAATAAGACACAAAAAAATACATTTTCAGAGAACGACTATTTAAGTAATGACGGGATGTTAACCAGCGTTTGGGGACCTAGTATGTGGCACTATTTACATACAATGAGTTTTAATTATCCTGTCGAACCGACTGAACAAGATAAGAAAAACTATCGGAACTTTGTATTAAGTTTGAAAAATGTATTGCCTTGTGGTAAATGCCGTAATAATCTACGTAAAAACTTCAAAAAACTCCCCTTAGAAATGAAGGATATGAAATCGAGGTATACGTTCTCAAAATATATCTATGATTTGCATGAAGTAGTGAATGATATGTTAGGAAAAAAATCGGGGCTAACTTATGAAGAAATTCGAGAACGCTATGAGCATTTCCGAGCACGATGTGCAGATTCGTATAAGAAAATCCTATCACTAAAGAAGCAGCGGAAAACTAAGAAACACGTGAAATTCGCCAAGAAGATATCGGTCATCAATGAGAAGGGTTGTAGTGAACCACTCTATGGTGAGAAGTCGAAGTGCATGTTACAAATTGTCCCACAGGATACAAAGGGTGAGACTTTGCAAATCGATGATAAATGCGTGAAACAGCGACTCGCGTCTATTTTAAAGGAACACGATAAACACGAATGAAAAATGTCTGTATATGTAAAGAATGATAATTTACATATATAATTATTTCCCTTACCATTATGAGGTTCTCCCCTCTATTATTGAAAAATATAATCACATCATAAAGCGTGAAAAATCAAGCGAGGATACCATTTATTTATACTTCAAGCCGGATCGTAGTTTTAGAAAATATATGGAATCCGCTTATCCCCATGTGATTCTTGATAAACCCGAAAACTATGACTATTATATCAACTGCACAGCATATCCCAAAGACCTAAAAACATGCATTCAAGATGGTCGTCATTTTTATATTTCTCATACGGTGGGGAATTATCCATCGAATGTGTTCTATTTAACACCACTATGCAAAAGTACTAACTATTTATATTGTGACGTTTTGCCTTATCAAAAAGATAAAAATGTAGCGATTCGCCCTTCTATCCCTATTTATGTCATTCAAGGCGGCATTAGTTCATTTCGCCGTGATTTCTCACTCTTAGAAAAAATATTGGAGAACACATATGAATACGATTTCAGAATAAAAATCATAGGGAATGGCAAATTAGATGATAAATTTAAGAAATACGGGGATAAGATCATCTGTAAAACTGGCCTGCCTTTTATTGAGTATCATAAAGAGTTTTTAGATTGCTATGCGATTTTACCATTGATCACTAAAAAACACACCGTCAATATTATAGAGATAAGTTAACGAGTTCCATCAATTATGGTTTAGCATATAATCTGAAATTTCTGGTGGATGAGGAACTACAGAAAATATATAATTTAGAAAACGCCGAGACGTTTTTAGATGAAAATGATATTGTGCACGCCTTTCAACAAACACTTATCGATTATTTCAAAAACCCGTGAAAACGGATAAGATTATATAGGAGAATATATATATCAGATAATCATAAACATGTTTCAAAAACCAATAAAATCAAATGAATATAATACGATGGATATGTCACATAATGAAATAGGACAGGTTCAAGGGCATATCGATGCAGATCATAAACCGAGTTTTTTCCATAATCACGACCACGACCATGATCATGGTCATAATCATAACCAAAAACAAACGATCCCTTTCTGGATTGAGAACCCCAATGTTCTCTTTCAGTCGGATCATATTATGGAGTTTTTTCCTATTGAGGGCATGTCCTATAATCAAAAGTTAAATGCGATCACTCGAGTTATTATTATATTGACCTTGATCGGCTTCGCTTTTTCCCGAAATATTCGCATAATATTTATTGGCATTATTACGATTGGTGCTATTTTTTTATTGCATTTTTACCATGAAAAAGAAAAGGATAAGGTGGAATCGAAAAAAATTATCGAGCCTGCAAACTTGAAGGAGGGATTCGATGGTCCCGGATTAGCCTATTATACTGAGAACAATATGAAGGTCCCTGATGATTTATTTACCACACCCGATTCTCATAACCCCTTTAGTAATGTTTTAATGACGGATTATGATTATAACCCGAATAAAAAACCCGCCCCGCCAGCATTTAATAAAAATATAAATGAATCCATTTTGAGCCAAGCGAAGCAATTAGTGAATGATGCGAACCCGGATCAACCGAATATCGCCGATAAGTTATTTAAGGATTTAGGCGAACAATTGGAATTCGAGCAATCCTTGATCTCTTTTAACTCTAATCCTGCTACCACGATCCCTAACGATCAGGGAGCATTCGCCGATTTTTGCTATGGTAGTATGATATCTTGTAAGGAGGGCAATAAATTCGCTTGTGCTAGAAATATGTCGCATTATACGAATTATTAGACCGATAATGAGTTAATGGGACGCAAAGGTTAAGTGATTGTCTGGCATGGCTTTGCAAATTTTAATTCAAAGATTAAGAATTTTCCTTCTCTTCCTATAATATAATAAACCAATGGCAAGTATCAGTTCTTATCAATTTAATAATATGGCTCGCTTAGGAGAAGATTCCACAGATCAAACCCAGCGCAATGTTTCGAACACCCGTTTTGGAAATTATACGGTCGCCAACTATTTTAGTAAAAATCTTTCGGACGACCATGTGAAATTCGCCACGCAGCAACCCACGGTAAATTTCAATTCCCTTTCCTATGGTAATGGTCTCAATGGGTCGGTCGTGGATGTGGATTCGCTTCTTACGATCAATAAGGAATCGGAGCGTGGCTATGAGAGAATTCAACTCTTTGAACGCCCTTTTTTAACCGTCCCCTATTTAGGAAGAGGCAGTTGCGATCCCACTTTAGAATCTCAATTACAACAGGGAGAACTTGTGAGCGATAAGAAGAGTGTGTCGACTATCATGGAGAAGTCGTTTGCACAATATGCTTTATATCCCACGGATGATAAAATGCAGGAACATATGAAAAATTCGGTTCAGGAATCTGCTTTAGACGGGTGGGTGCGCGGAGGAGTTTCAACTCGCGAAATGTCGAGTGATGAAAGTATGATCAAACATAATCGTCCGAGTGGAAGTTATTAAGTAGAATATTTAGAGAAAATGGCCTTGGGGCGTGTGAATATATAATGTTTGTTTATTATATATTCGAAATAATTAATTAATGTTACCAGCCGACCAAAGACGAGCAAGACATGCAGAAAGGGCAGCAGGAGGAGGGGCAGCAGGAGGAGGGGCAGCAGGAGGAGGACGAGTCGAAAAGATCTCATCAGGACCAGTGTCGGCAGAGGAAAACGCCGCATTTATTGCTCAACAAAAATTACTAGACTTCGAAAGAGTAGAAAATTTAAGAACACAATATAATAATCTTCCTATTGACACTCCACAACAATCCAACGAGAAAGTCAATTTCTTATCAGCACAAAAGCCTGAACATCAAGCGATCATAAAAATGAATTTTGATGATTTTAAAGCATATAAAAATAGTGTATTAGGGGAGGAGACACCTATAATAAACCCACCTCTTACAGCAACTGGCGCCGGATTTGGAGCACGCGCTAAGAGTGCATTGGGAGCGGCAGGAGCAGGGCTATCGGGGGCGTTGGTATCGGGCGCGAGGGGAGCAAGCAAATTGGCAAGTAGTGCGTATAATTCGGGACCGGATGTAAGAGGGAGATGGGAGAGGTGGCGTGCTAATAGAACACAAAAGGCTTCGCCTGAGCCGGTTCAGCCTTTAGCCGGCGCGGGAGGTGCAAAGCCTCCGGCCAACAGGTCTATTGGTAGTATGTTTGGACTTGGAAATAGAAATAAAACAAGAAAAAATTATACAGCGAACCTTGTATCGTCTGGACCAAATGGAACTGCATTTGAAGTAAATAGCGGATCTGATACTTTTGAGGTTATAGTAAATAAGAGATCTATTGGTTTTGAAGAAGGTAACAGTATTAAGTCGGACGAGTCTGAATTTGGAAGTCCTCGAACTCAATACTCCGATAGTGATAGTGATAAGAGTGATTCTCCTGCTGCAGGAGGAGGAAGAAGGGGGTATGGTGCAGCAGGAAGTCAATTAGACGAATACGATGATTATGATCAGTTTGGCGGTAGCGATAAGAGTACTTTGGGCGGCAAAAGAAGAACATACAAAAAAAAGAAGCAAATAAAAAGAAAACCAAGAAAGTCTAGACGTTAAACCATAGTTATATACATTTCAAACGAAACGTATATAAAAATTATTGAGGAAAACTTGTATAATGTCTTATCCTCTCGATAAAAGTCTATGCAACTATAAAAACGATAAAGAATATCGCGCCTGTTTACGCTGTATTTTCGGAATGAAACAAGAAAACTATCCAGATACTAGTGAAATGGATCTAGATGATATCACGGAGGATGAAATGTCATACGATGATTCGTCCGCTCAAAAAGTCATGGATTTTATTCTAAAATCTACCGATAACAACCAACTTTTTACCAAGGTCTTCGAATTGGGCGCAGCAAAAATGATCTCTATGGATAAAGAAATCGGCTTAACGATTCTATTGTCTTATGATTTTTTACACTTATTCCATCCATGTTTCATCGATTTCTTGGAGAACCCGGATACCTTCCAAGAAACTACGGAATCTTATGCGGCGCTATTGAAACACGTTGAGCCAGCAAGGAAAAATTGAATACCTTATCTATACATATTATAATAAGAAAACATGACGAAACTATCAGATAAAGAAGTGGCGGAGATAACCAAAAATATCGAGGATCTAAAACGCCAGGTAAAATGCAAAGAGTATGAGCGTGAGGATTTAGCACAAGGATGGAGTGTGAGGATTGGCGCAGGAATGGATGTTCCAGATAGAAAGCAGGAGTGGTATGAACAATGCACCAATAAGGCCAAGCAAGATGATGACGAATTTCAAATCATAATACAAGAATTAAACAAGCAGATCGAATCCCTGAATGATGTTCTGGAAAAGGTATCAAAACGCAGAGAATCTTTGAAACAAGGCAATAGCACCGACAATGACGAATATCATGTAGAACAAGTCAAATAGCGCATCCTTGCTATTCAATTCCTTGGGAACACAGTTCTCTTGGTGAAACTGCCAAAGATCTTCACGATAGGTCTTGCCCAAGTAGTTGGACGGAGGAGGGACTGCACACTCATTGCGCGCACTAGGAAAGAGTGAATACGTATAATCGCACTTTTTTTCCTTGGATTCCGTCTGCTCCGCCACCTTTTCTCTACGCGCACGATTTGATCGAATTGATCTCATCATGACCATTCTCACTTGCGGAGATGACATGGACAAGCCGGCTGCCATGGAGAGGCCGAGAATAAATACAAATGAAATGAGGGTGAACTGCATTTTGCTGTGATGTTTACAAGGATTTAGAAGATGGAAAGTTATTCAATTTTTAATGGTTCGGAGAACAATCGGAAAAATATATATCCATAATATAAAATGGCATCCACCAGTAGTAAGAATACTCCCGGAGATTATAGAGCGGAACAACATATCAATAATGAAATCGGCACTTATTTGACCTATGTGAATTCCGCCCCCGCCGTAGCATATACCAATCACTTTGCCGGGGATGGATTATTGATGGGGAAAAACGCCCGTTCTCAAATGTGCCATAACTATTTGGATATTGAATCCCAATTATTCGGGATCGGCGCCACCAATTTAGTAAATCCTAAGCCGATTCAGATTCCGGATTTACGACCTCTTCAGAGTTTGAATGTGATTGATCGTCTTCCTGTTTATCTACCTGAGCCTCTGGTGGTACAGAAAGACCAACGTCCTTATCATTTGAACTAGTTGCGCTGTCAACGATAGATATATTATTTCTCGATTTCATACTATATCTATTTGTCTTACTATAGCGATTTTTAAACGACATATTGTTCCGAGTACGATCTCGGGGTTTCTGAATTTCATCTTTGGATATGGTGAGAACGGGCTCCGGCTCCGGTTCCTTGTCCCGTTCCTTTTCCCGTTCCTTGTCCCGTTCCTTTTCCCGTTCCTTGTCCCGTTCCTTTTCTCGTTCCTTGTCCCGTTCCTTGTCCCGTTCCTTGTCCCGCTGAATAACCGCCTTTATTTTTTCCAT